TTTTGTTTCCTTCTTTGGCTTCGGCAAAATCCCAGTTCAAAAAACATTTGGTCAACGTCAACGTTTCGTCGCTGCCGTCGCCGTGGTCGGTGCCTTCGATCTTCAGTTGCACGTCCAAAAGATACTGTTCGTAGCCCGTGCCACCGGTCGAAATCCACGCCGACGCGCTTCCGGTCTTTTCGATGATGTCGCAAATCGTCGATGTGGATCCGTCCGTCCACTCTGTAAGGTAGGTCGAAAACGAAAATGACCCCACGGCGTCATCGCCTTTCCGAAGGCCTACAATTTGGCCGCGGTCGCGCATTACGATCCGTTCCGTCTTGTCGTCCGAAAACGAAAAGTCGCCGTCTTCATAAGCTACGGTGTACGTGTTTGGGGTTCCGGTTCCGTCTGAAATAATGATCGACCCGTCGCGGGGTACCTTAATTGTGGGCATTTTCAACTCTCGATTTGGATTCTTTGGTAGGAGCTTTGGCGGTTTTGGCGTACCCGTTTCGGCGGGCCTTCCGTGTCAATTGTGCGGGCGATGGCTTCCGCCAAATCCCTTTGCAACTGTGGCAAGTTTGATTCTAACAGGTTTTCCCACACGATTTCGACTTCTGGCCGGGCGCCTTTGCTTCGGCGTACTGCGGCCGTGTAGCTGCGGCCCGATCGATAGTGTTTGGCTTCGTTTTCAATGATGATTGCAAACGTGCCGGCCTGCGTTTGTTCGGATGCCTTCCACGCCCGCCGGCTATTGCCGACCGTTTGCGGGTCGCGCCCTTTGTATTTCCAGCCAACCCATTGCTTTTGTATGTCGCGCAAAATGGTTTTGCGTGCTTCTTGTACGACGCGCAATTCTTCGCCGATTAGTTCCCGTTCCAAATTGTCGGCATCAAACGACAAACGAAAATCAACTTCAAACGAATCAGCCACCGAACATCCCACCGATCAAATCGACAAGATCTGGGCGCCGTATCAAATCCAACAAACCCGGCCCGCGTCGTTCGCCCGCGCGTTGTTTGCGTTCCAATTCGCGTTCGGTTGCGTTTATTTGGCGGCGAACGTCCGTTAGCATGTCTTCCTTAAACATTCCCCAGGCTTCAGGCACCAAGCGCAGCCACAACGGATTGTCAGGCGATCCGCCGGTGCGGTGTACGTACTCAGAGTAAAACATGGGGTTTTCGATAAACAACGACAAACGGCCGGCGGTGGCTTTGTATTCAAACAACCAACGGTCGCGGCTTGTCCCCGTGTCAACCGGCCAATTGTCTTTTACGTATTGAACGACCCGATCGGCGTGTCGGTTAATCACGTCTTCCTCGCGCGGTGTGGTGTTTCGCGTTTTGCCGTGCCGTCGTTGAATGTACTCTTCAATTGAGCGCAACCGTATTTCAACGGAGACCGCCACCTACAAACCCAACGGGAAATCGGCGGAAATCGTCAGATCAAACGACGCGACCAAAAACGCACCGCCGCCGGTGTAACTGTACGACGTTGGGCCAAAATCGATCGCGCCTTCGGTCGTTAACGATGTGGCAGCAACGGCTATGTTTTTGTGAGCCAATGCCCAATCTTTCAACGCTTGGTCAGGTGCTTCCAAACCGTCGGACGGTCGCAACGCATGGCACAGCTCGACGCGGAAACGATACGCGGCGCGGTGTCGTTCGCGTCCGCGTTGGGTCAGGCCAACGCCTAACGGCAACACCGAAAACGAACGATCAATGCGCGGCGCGCTTTCGTTTTTGACGCCAACGGGCGAACGGGCTTGGTTCAACCCGGCAGCATTGAGCCGAGCGATCAACGCGGTTAGCGCATCGTCAAATGTTAAAGCCATCGTCTACGCGGCCCGCTTGAAAGATGGATCGAAGCGGTAGCCGGCACGCCGTCACCGTCGATTGTGTTGTCTTCGTTCACGTCGATCTTGCTGCGCATTTGATCAAACTCGCGGCTGTACGCTTCATCGTACCGATCGGCTAATTCTGCGTAACGGTCGCCCGAATCGAAAAGCGTTGAATAATCCCGAAAGATAAGCGCGAAACAACGGGCAAACAACGGCCCGCGCAATGCTGACGGCGTGCGGAACTTCCAAAACGGGACCGCGTCCGAGTACATGCGGTTTGTAACGTCGGCCCATGCGGTTGCTATGTAGTCTTGCAAGTTTGCCTTTGACGTTGCGACAAGGTTCACAACGTCAGAGTGTCGGCTAATCAAATCGGATTGACCGATTGGCGGGTACAGTCGCGACAGGCACAAAACCCCGTCATTGTAGAACGTGTACACCTTGCCGCCGATCGTTACGTCAAACTCCACCAACCAATTGCGGCCCAAATCGGCTTCAGTCGTATCGGCGCCGGCAATTGACCCGGTAACGGTTCCGCCTGCAACGGTAGCCGCTACACCGTCTTTCACCTTGACCCCTTGCGGGTTGTAAAGCGTAAACGTTGCAGCGGTTACAGACGCCGCCGCGCCTTCTTTTTCGATGGATACGGACACCGTCTGCGCTTTGCCCCGTTCAATCATTGAAGGGCCCGCGAATCGTGCGGACCAAAGCGTATCGGCCATGTTGGATCCCTACTTGGTGTTTTTCTTCTTTCGATCGTACCGGATCGCGGCTTCGCGCGCTTTCTTCTTTGCGTAACTGCTTGGAACGCCGCTTTCGGTGAGCTGCTTAACCATGCGATCAATCGCGCCGCGCGCCTTTGGGTTTTCGCCGCTCATTTTTTGGCCTTCTTTGCGGGTGCCTTTTTGGGCTCTGCCTTGGCAGGCATTGCGGGCTTGATTGACTTTACGGCGCTGGCAATGTGCGCAGCGGCTGCCGTTACGTGTTGATCGCGGTTTGTCGGATCGGTCAACGCCTTTTGCGCTGCATACGCGGCCCGGTTCAAGTTCTGTTCGGTTTCAATGATTGCGGCTTTTGCTGACATGGATCAACCCTCCAAAATGTTTTCGGCCGTTTTGCGGCGCGGTGTTTTTGCGCTTTTGGTTTTGGCCTTGGCGCCGTTTATGCGTTCCCATTCGTCAATCATTGATTGCACCTTGGCGGCTTGTTTTTCGTACTGAGCCATAACGGCCGGCGAATCGCCCGCGCGGATGTGCAATTGCTGCGCGTTGTTTTCTTCGCGTTGCAAAAGCCATTGATAAACCTCCGGAATCAATGCGGGAACAATTCCGGACGCTGCAAGGTGTTTGCGGAACGCGGCAAATTCGGGCGCCGCTTCTTTGGTGTTCCAAATGATTTCGCCGCTACCGAGCACCGTAGCTTTGGAGCAAAAGTCAACGTACCATTTGCCGCCCGTATCGGTCTCATAGTAGCCGACGTAGTCAGCATAGGGCCCCAATCGGGTATCTTTCGGATCGATGTACGTTCCGCCCTTTTGCGTTGCCGCTGCCACGGCTTTAGTCAAGTTCCCCCGACCGTCGACGCCGTTGGCGCCGGGCTTTGCCGTGAGTCGCCGCATAACGGGCAAAAAGCCGTTGTCTTCGTCGTATTCCCATGACTTTGGATAAACGACGTAAACGAACCGGGATTGCGGCCGGTGTCGGTGTGTTGGAAGACCGGATCGCGTTTCGACGGTTTGCAGGTCCGTCTTTGGTTGCGAAAGTGTGATCGGTTGCGGCATTGGTTCCCCTTGGAAAAAGGGAGCCGGCCCAAAGCGAGCCGGCCCCCGTATTGATTAAACGTCCGATTTGATTTCGACGCCCAACGCGTCTTGCGTTTCGGCTACGGCTACAAATAGCGAAGCGATCGCGGTAGTTAGACCATTGACCCCATCACGGCTGTTCTCCACCAAAAGTTCGCCTGCATCAACAATAATGTTCGATGCGGGAACGTGACCCGTAAGGGCCCGAACCGGCGCCATGGTGTAGGCGAAACAATCCTTAGCAAACATTCCCGCGCTGTAATGCGTGTTTGTGTCCACCTTGTTGACGCTGTCGCTTTGCCACAGGTTTACGCCTTGGAACGTGCCTTGGAATCCGGGCCCGCGAGCCATCAGCGCGTTGGCTGCGCCTTCGGTGTACTGGATTGGAGATCCGGCACCTTCGCCGCGAATGGATGCGCGAAGATCGTTCATTTGCTTAGGATGAAGAACCAAGCTGTACGGAGCTTCGGCAGTCGAAACAGCGCCGGCAAGGTTCAGCGTATACACGCCGTTGTAGAACCCGTCTACGGTAAAGTTTGCGCCCGCATCAACCGAAGATGACAGCGAGTTGAAAAGCGTTGTAAGTAGATCGGTCATGGTCAGACCGACACCGTCCGCGAGCGTTTGCACAACTTTGTTCACGTCGATCGGGCCACCGGAAACGCCGAAAAGATCGGACATTTGGTAACGTCGAATGTACCGGGCAATTTGCAAATCAAACTTGCCGGAACCGTATGCAGCGTTTGCGCCACCGCCGGCAGTTTCCGAAGAAGCCGCAGCAAATGCACCGGGCGCACCGTCAACGGTTACGCGCATCGAATCGGAACCGATTTGGCCCCAAGGAACTTCCGTCATAACGGCGCGCAGGTCGGTTGGATCGTGCAATTTCTCAAAGAGCATAGCGGACAGGACGTTTGCAACGCGGCCGCCGGCACTTGAGAGAGAAGAAAAGGTAATTTCGTCAGCCATTTTTGAACCTCAATGGTTGTTTGTGTGAAGTGTCGAGCTTTCTACAATGGCTGACGGGCCACCGGGCCGGGTGCTCTTTTGTGATTGTTAAACGAATGCGCGGAATTCGCAACCCTACTTGATCAAACCTTCCGCGCGCAACGTTGCCAAAATGGAATCTTTTTGGGCGCCGAGCCCGCCGCCTTGTTTGCCGCGGATGCTTGCGATTTCGTCGCCTGAATATTGGCGCCCGGTGTGCGCTGCCGGTTGGGTTGCGCCCGCGTTGGGGTTTGCGTTCAATGCTTCCCGCAACGAAGCCAACAGGCTATCGGATTGGTTCTGCACGGGCGCGGGTTCCGGTTCGGTTGCGGCCGGCTGCGAAACGTTTAACCGTTCAAAGTGGACTGAATACAACGGATCGGCCTTGGATGCTTCCAACCACTGATCAAACGTTGGCCGTTGGTCGGCTTGCATTTCCGCAACGCTGTCCGAATACTCACGACGGAAAAAACGGCGAACGCTGTTTGCTTGAAAACCAAGCCCAATCAAGTGCATGTCTTGCGCGTGTTGGTTTTGGATTTGACCAAGCCCGCTTTTTGTTTTTTCATATTCGCCCTGCAAGGCTACCAACTGCGCTTCTAATTGTTGCGCCCGCGTTTCCGCTGAGCGGCGCCGATCGGACTCCTCGCGCAGGCGGAACGATGGCACGCTAACGGCTTCGCCGCCCTGCCGGCCCTTTGGCGCGCCGTTGGTTGTGGTTTCGGGCGCGGGTGCGCTGTTGTTTTCTTCGCTCATTGGTTCCCCTGTTCGGCATTATCGCCCGCCGTGGGCGCTTGGTTTAAAACTTGATCAAAACGATTCACGCGCAACAACCGTTCAATCGCGTCTTCGTCGCTTTCGATTTCCGGATGCAGCATCCGCAACGCGTCCACCTTGGAAATTAACCCCATTTCCAATTGGGCTTTTACCATTTCGGCGCGTGCTTTGCGTTCGGTGTCGCTTTCTTTGATTCCCCGGTATTCGATCGAGTATTCGCGCGGCTCAACCGGTAGCGCGTGCCCGCCGTAAGCGTTGGCCAATTTGGCGGCCTTTGCCAACAACAAC